CGGTTGGATGACAGGAATCTCGACCACTGGCTCGATGACGGGTTCAATCTTTTTGCGTGGTGTCGTTGAATAAACTCTGCGACCGCCAGATGGTTTCGGTGTCGGCTCAGGTTCTGGCGGTGTGTCGGTTGCGTCAGCGGTTGCGACTAGACCGCCGAGGGTTGCTGTTGCGACAGCGTTCTGTTCGACTGCGGTGATCGCCGAAGCGGCGAGACCGCCGAGGTTCGCTGATGCGGTTGCGGGTAGTGCGACTGTGGCAGTGGCCGAAGAAACAAGACCGCCGAGAGTTGCTGACGCTGTTACCGGTAGGACAACTGTTGCGGTTGCCGAAGAAACAAGATCACCAAGATCGGCAGATGCTGTAGCAGGTAGAACAACTGTGGCAGTCGCGGTACTTGTCAAACCATCAAGCGACGCTGAAGCGGTTGCAAAGTGTATGACGCTCGATGTCGCGGTTGCAGATAGTGAGCCGAGTGTCGCTGTGCCTGTCGCGTTGATTGTGAATGGTCCGCCACCAAGACCATAGATAGGGTTATCTAGATCGCTCGTGTTGAGTATGAATCTGAGTTCCGCCATCGCGGCCTACTAACTAGCGACGGTCAAAGATGCAGACAGATTGCCAGATGAAATTGTGTAAGTGTCACCAGCTGTGTAAGCGTTGCCTGTGATCGTGCCTGAGAACAAGAAGTTGCCGGCACTTATATTGTCCCAAGCGGTGAAGTGTGTTGCGTCTTGCGAACCTGCGATATTCGTCCAACTGATATCGGCATCAGATGTGATCGCACCAGCGGACGCAGCACCGAACGAAACAACTTTGCGTGTCGTCTCTGTTGCCGCTCCGCTTGTGCCATTTGCTCCAGGATCCGAAACATGAAGTTTCACATACACGTTCGTCACCGAATATGCGGTCGCGTTACCGAGCGCGTCAAGAAATGAATTGCAAAGATAAGCAGATAACCCTGTAGCCATTACTCTTCAACCCTTTCGGTGATAGTCAAGATTCTACCTTCGGCATCGCGTTCAACTGTACGGACAGTCGGCCTGTTCTCTGGCACGTTCACACGCACCACAGTCTCAGGCACGTTGATGATCGGTGCAGCGACACTCACTTGTGCCGGTGGAACATTGACAACCATTTCAGGCATCGTCACATTTACGTCACGCTGATTCACATCGTAGGTCGGTGCTGGTTCTGTTACCTGTTGCAACAAGACTGGTGCGACACCTGTGTGTGTGATCGGATCAATGTCGAGTGCTTTCAATACTGCGGCAGGTTCGAAACCTGCGTTGATGAGACGTTGAGCCATCATTGTTTTGCGGTCAAGTTCGGTGAGTCCTGCTGCACCAAGATCGACGTTCGCAAGTGGCACACGGTAGGTGTCGCCGCCGTCAGCCGGACGTAGGTCTTCGAATCGGCGAACATCGTTGATTGACAACCAGCCTGCTTGTAGACCTGATGAATATCCTGCGACTCGTGAACCGAAGTCGCCGCGCATCAAACCATCAAGGTTGAACTTCAGGAATGCGCCACGGCCATCAATCAGTCTTGAATATCCATCCTCAATCTTGGTGACGTATGGTCGGAGTGTGTGCATCACAAAGTGAATGCCGTTCATTTCAACCGAAGCGTATGCTTGCGCACCTGACTGAATCACACCAGCCATCGAAGGCGGCACACGGAACGCACGAAGAATCTCCTCGACTGCGAACTGTCGTGATTGCAGGAACTGTGAGTCGTCTGGTGCGACCGAAGTTGTCGTGTATTTCGCACCACCGAACAGAATGCCTGGACGGTGTGCGCGACGCAAACCTTTGTGACCTTCTTCGAATCCGTCAACAAGCGATTTGGCTTGTTCACGGGTCAGGTTGCCTGGGAACTCGATGATGCCTGAAGTGTGCGAACCTTGACCGAAGAACCTCGCAGCAAACTCTTCAAGAGCCTTTGATAGTCCGAGGTTCTCTTTGATTAGTTCGATGCGTGAACGGCCACGAAGATCACCAGGCAAACGCAACTCGGACAGATGAATCATGTCCTCATGCTGGATGATGTCACGGTTGTCAAAGACGTAGACGATTCGGCGTGACTCGTCGCGTTTCACTTCAACTTTCAACGGATTCAAAACTGACAAACCTGCGACACCTTGATTGTCGCGGATGATACGAGTGAACGAGTTACCGTTCAACAACATCGAAACAAGTACCTGTTGGAAGTGGTCGGTGCGTGACACACCGACTTCGGGCATGTCAAGCCATTCTGGTCGTGGTCGGAATGGTCGGCGATCACCGTCGACACGGATGAACACATCGACTGGCAGAGTTGAGATAGAGTCTGCGATTAGTCGGACACACGCATACACGGTTCCGATCTTGAGAGAATCTTCTTGCGTGACTATCGTGCCGGCGTTGGTTGTGAATTGGAATGCGTCACCTGCGGCGAACAACGACTGATATGAGACTGCTCTCTCTTCTTCTCTTGGGTTGAACAGTCTTGACAACATTAGTTTCTAGCCGCTTTCTTTGACCGCTCCCAAGCCAAGGTGAAGGCAAGCAGAGATGCGCCTGTAAAGATTAGCCCAAGCGGAACCGCAATGTAAAATACGCCGACCGCAATCATCAAGATCGCGACCAGTTCCAATAACAATATAATCATCTCTCTCCTCACACTACAAAGAACCCTGGTTGCTGAACACTCTCGACTCGTCTCGTTGCACGATCCACAGCCATCGCCAATGCTATCGCAGCGTCAATCTTGCGTTTCGATTTGCCTTTAGACAAACGCCAACCCATATCGGTCGAGCGTTGCGCCGCCGACAACACCTGATCGGTGAACACAGGATCACCGTTGTGTGAGAGACGACCGTTCACGATGAACTCGTACAAAGTTCCGCAAGCAGGCACCATACGCGCAGTCGACTGGCTGAACTCAACCATCGTGAACCCTTCATCGGACATCGCTTCAGCTGAGCGTTGAAAGAACGCTGGGTCATAAGCGAACTCTTGCACCGTGTATTCGCGACCAAGATCGCGGATGTGTTGCTCGACTGCCGACACATCCATCGCACCGCCATCTGGATGCCAAATCTTTGCACGAACAACAACACGACCAGACTCCTGCGGTTGCGCAACGACAACCGCGATCGAGTCGTGCTTGAGTGCCATGTCAATGCCGACGAACACAGGAATGTTCGGATCAAGTTCATCCTCACTACGACACTGCTCCCACGCACCCTTCGGCAACCATGACTCACCATCGGTACGAACCCACTGATTCAACCGATAGCGGCGGAACGCAACCTCGGCTGTTTGCATCATTGACACTTCCATGTCTTGCATATCCAACAAACCTTCAGCCAAGTTCGGATTCGACTCAGCCCAAGCGTCACGGTCATGAATCTCGCAATCCGCTGGTGCTTCCCACCAGAAGAAACCGAACCGTTCATCTTGTTTCGTGTCGGCAACAATCTCTTTTCCATAGTTGTACAGACGGCCACACACCGTGTCCAAGTCAAAACCTGCCGTGGTGATAGCGACAATGTTTGGATCTTTACGCGCACCAGAACCCAACGTCAACGCATTCCACAAATCATCATTCGGCTGCACATGCAACTCATCAAACACAACCGTCGAAGGATTCAAACCTTGCTGAAGTTTTGCGTCGCTTGACAGCACACGATAGATCGCACCAGTCGAAGGAACCTCAACCACATCGCGATACACCTTGCACACACCCGACAACGCAGGTGACTGAGTGATCTGCCACTTCGCTTCGTTGAACACGACACGCGCCTGCTGTCTGTCACCCGCCGCCGAATAAACCTCGGCACCAGGCTCACCCTCGATCAAGCCATACAGCGCAATCAGCGAACCGAGCAACGACTTGCCGTTCTTCCGACCCAACCCGATCAGGCTGCGACGATACCGAAGCAACCCATCATCACGACGCTCATAGAGTGCGTCAAGAAGTGCGACCTGCCAGTTGGTAAGAATCAGAGGCTGACCGGCACGAACACCCTTGCTCACATGCAAGAACGTGCGGGCAAAGTCAACGACCTTGTGACCGTCAGACTTGCTGTATAACTTCGGCGTCGACCAAGTTGGAGTTCCTTTGTCGATATGCGTCAAGCTCATTTGCCACCCTTATCTCCGCCAAACCCAACCTGGCACGATCGCTCGGAGTGAACCCAAGCAAACTCATCCAAGCCGTACATTGCGCGTCCATCTGTTCTATCTGCTTCACCGCAGGATGAGTCACAATCTGCCCGTTCGGCGACGTGTACCAGCGCGTCGTCACATCGTCGCCCAACCAAACTTCCAAATCGTAGATCTTCTGATAGTTGCGACACAGCCGACCCATCAACGGACCATCGTGCAACTCGGATAGATGACGCCGACCACCAGTCCACAACACCGTCCAATACTCGGTGCCAACTTTGCCCAAACCTTTCGGCGCGACCGGCACAACCGACATGTCGACTAGCGCGAGCGCAGTCTCTGGCATAGGCGAAGCCTTCAAACCTGTACGGATGCGTGACCCTTTCAACCGCTTGCGCTCGATCGGGATGGCGGATGCTCCGCCGCCTGTTCCAGTCTTCGGTCGTGCCATACACCCAAGCATAGGCGGTAGTGCGCAACCGACCCTGCCTGCGTCCGCCAACGGCATGGGTCATAGACGCCTAAGGTCGCAAACTTTTGACCCACCCTCCATCTCTACACCCGCCTCACTTTGCGTCGCCGCGACTTGAATTGCACGAACGATGAGCGGGCAAGAGCGGACTGTCGATCTCGCCAGGTATGACGTGGTC